TTATGGCTGCTTCTTTTTTGCTTTTGTGGCAGGTTTCTTTTTTTCTCCAAGTGCTTTGGATATAGTTTCTGCCGATTTTTTTGTTGCGTTTTTATTTTTGTGGACATAGGTTTTGTAAGTGAAAGCATGATCAGAGTGGCCCAATAGGGCAGAGACATCGGGGATCGGTACTTTTTTATCAATCAACAGTGAGGCGATAGAGTGACGCAACCCATGACGGGTTAAGAGCGGCAACCCGGCCTTTTCGCGGATTTCATTAAATTCTTTTTTGAAGCGCCTTGGTTCCATCGGGGTACCTTTGTTATTGCAAATAACATATTCCGAGTTACACATATCTTCATCGGCTAATTGCCGCTGGCGCTCAACTCGTAGAACATCGAGCAGGTCATCGCCCACATAAAACTCACGAAAACTGTTTTCCGTTTTAGGATCTTCAGCAGAGAGCTTCTTGCTTTTGCTGCGGATAATCTCTTGTTGAATCTTGATTTTCTTCTCAGTCCAGTTAATATCCTCTTTCCAACGGATACCTAATGCTTCGCCTAGTCTGACGGCGGTATGAGCTATGAGATAAACACCGGCATAAATCCTATGGCCTTCAGCAGCCTTAAGAAATTTTTTAATTTCGGTTTCGTCATGAATTTTAATTTTAGGCTTTGCAGCTTCGGGCCGCTCTATGTCTTCAAGCGGATTAGAGACAATTAACTTGTCGATGCGGGCCTGCTTGAAACAGTTATGCAAGATGGTGTGTAATTTTAAAATAGTAGATTCGGATAGTTTTTTCTTGCGCATAGCGTTATAAACTTGGGTTATGTGATAGGCTACTATTTCTTGCATTAGTTCATCATCCAGAGAAGTTGTATGATTTTTCAGCAAGGATTCGTAATCTTCCCATGTACGGGCTTTTCTTTTGGGTTTAATGTAATCCTCTATCCATTTCGTTCTCCATGCCTTAAAGGTCATTTTTGAGGGTTTTACATACTTGCCCTTGTTGAAGTCGGATATCTGGTTATTCTTCCACTGCACGGCATCGTCGGAATTTTTAAATCGCTTGCTGATACGGCTGCCATCTGGTGCAGTTAATTGCACCCTGTAGCCGCCTTTCTCTTTGTCTTCGTAGATGGAACCGTCATTGTTGGCTGCTCTACCTTTTGCCATTAAAATAACTCCTAATCATTTTTGCGAGTTTGTCACATAGTTACTCCCTGGCTTGGCTCAGAATATCGACCGCGCTTACTTTTCTGGCTTTATGCCTAACAAGTCATCTAGAGTGAATTTAGCGCCGCTTAAAAAGGCGGCTCTCGCTGTGTCATGTTTTATTTTTGCCTCTTCATTTGTTTTCTTTAGGTCTTTCACATTTTTCTCTTGTTTATCTAGTTCATTGTAAAAATACGAACCGACATAAGGAGTGCGAGATTGATCGTACAAATAAGACAGCATTTTTTGGGCTTGTGCTAAAGAAAGGTCATTTTGCAGATAGTTTCCTGATGCTTCGCTCCAACTGATTAGCTTATCAATGGATTCAATGAAGGCCTTATTTATTTCTTTTGCCTTGTCGGTTGGAGGGTCGATCTCTATAAAGCGTAACTTTAAATCTTGAGTTGCTTTTTTTATTCGATCAGACTCGCCGATCAAGTCTTTATAGAGTTTGCCATCACTTTCAGAAAAGACTTTTTCTTGATCTTGAGAAAGTGAAGTTAAAGTGCGATGTAGTGGCATGACCTTTTCAACATATTGCCGGGTTAGGTGGTTTTGATAAGCAAAATAACTTCCTATTATGAGTAATATTATTCCGATTGCTACTATAATGGGTTTTTTAATGTTGTTGGCTTTTGGAGTTGTTGCGGTTGCATTAATATCTTCCATGATAATCGCTCCCTTTTATGATGTTATAGCAAAGTGCATCACATAGCACCAACTTGAACGGTTTCAGAAACATTATGATAAACTAAAAACATAGGCATAAAATCAGTTCCATAAAGGGGGAAGTGTCTATGTACACTACATAAGGCAGATCGGCAAAGGTCCGGTCTGCTTTTTTATAAAATATAACTAATTTAACGGTATTGTCGATCTATAAAGAAAAGAGTATAATGAAAATCAAACATATGTTCGGTTTTGATGTTGCAGGGTGAGAGGATGGATTAGGATGATTGCAGATGTAAAAGTGCAAACAGATGAACAAGATGATGATGGACTTTATACATTATTGGCTCGAATATGGTTGAGCAATGTTATTTCTGAGATGAAGGAAGAGAATTTATAATTTTAATCAATGCCTCTTGGTCTGATGCTGAGAGGCGTTTAAATTTTTCTAATGCTTTTAGGAAGCTTGCTTGTTGCACGTCAATTGGCATGCTTTTTATTTTTTCGGCTGCAGCCTTCTGTTCTTCGCTTAAGTTCATTTCACCAAATTTAGCTATCACTTTTTCACGAATAACACACAGGTTATCGTCAGCGAAGAACTCAGACATTGTTATGCCGAAAACAGCACAAATCTTCTCTAGCAAATCAAATGAAGGGTTGGTAACGCCGTTTTCAATTTTTGATATTTGAGAAGGCACGACCCCGACTTGCTTTGATAATGCCATTCCAGATATATCTCGTTGTTCTCGTAAGAATCTAAGTCTTTCACCAATATTCATAAAACAAACTCCTCTTATGTGAATATCGTTCACATCACAAGAATAGCAAAATAACTCAATAAAATAAAGTGTGAAAATGAAGAACAAAATATATTGACAATGTGAATTTAAGGAACTAAAATGAAAAGCAAGGAGGTGTGAAAATGAGGAACAGCAATAGAATTAAATTCATACGCTGCAATATTGGAATGACCCAAGAATGTTTAGCAAGTGAGGTTGGTGTGGACAGGTCCTTAATTAGCAAAATTGAAACGGGCGAATCAGAAGGTTCGTTATCTACACTGAGGAAAATTGCTGACGTTCTGGGTGTTTCTCTGGCAGAGCTTCTTGGTGAGACCGATGAACAAGCTGCAACATTACCTAAAACGGGCTAAAGGGGTAATGACATGAAAGACCCAGCTGATGAGTTTCGGGCGGCTTGGAGTTCATATCTAATTGAAGAAATGAATAGGAACGCAGCCTTTAGATTGCGCTGTCAAAAGATTGAAGAAAGGGTTTTAGTGCTCACATTTTATATTTGGTTTACAAGTGCAATATGAACGAGAGGGGACAATCGGTATGAATCAAGAGTTTCAAAAACAAGTGGCCGAACTTCAAAAGGTTCTTAAAGTTGAAGAACGGCCATCATTGCAGCAAATTAAAACACTCTTAGAAGTGAATAACGTGAATTTAGTTAATCGGATACTTCATGACAACGGTTGGGTTTTGCTCTTTATTAGTCAAAAAGGAAACGGCTTGATATTTATCCTAGGCAATAGTGAGTTTATAGATCTCCAACAATACTGTCGGCAGCTTTAACGATATTTTTGGCTTTTGCTATTATCTGATGACTTCCGCCTTCCAATATTGAAGAAAGCTCAAGTAGGCCAAGGTGTAGTTCCTCGCATATTACATTTAATTGTGCCTGGGATTCGGTGATTAGCTGATCTGCCTCAAAGTGAAAAAGCCTTCCAGAAAACATCTTTCCTTGATGTTTGACCAATGCTGTTAGTTTTTCATTATCTCCCTCTGCTAAATAGTAGCAGCTTAGAGATGTATAAAGGGACAGCGGCTCTTCGATTCCTTTTTCTGCTAAAACAGAAGAGAAATTACTCATGGATTCGTCCATTAAGTTAAGATTAAAACTCAGTTTGCTTGCCGTTTTCTTTACAAGTTCTAAATTCATCAAAATACCTCCTTTTCCATTTGGTGGCAGAATTCGACGCTTGGAGGAGAAAAACCTGTAGTAAACAGCGACTATTGATCTTCATCAACTTTTATCTCTCCATATTGCTTCTCGTATCGATGAACATATTCTTTTATAATCCACTCGGCTTCTTGGCTGAGAGTGCGAATATGTTTTCTGGCAATATAGTTAAATTTCTTTTTTGTGGTTTTATCGGTACGAACTGTAATTATGGGCCTTAATGACATAATGCAATGCCCTCCCATTTTGAGTATCGATTAAAACATATCACGGAATCGCCAAAACGGTTCCATTTGCATCTATTCAATAGCAAGGTGATGCTATTTGATGTTGAGAGGAGGTAAAAAAATGGCTGACAAGCCACAATTTACGGTCATAGAAGCAGAACACAAACTGTTAATGACTCCACCAGAGTTCGCCAAATTTACCGGCAGACCAGTAAAGGAGATTAGGCAGAAGTGCATGCAAGGGTTCTATCCGCATGAAGTTAAGTACTCGAAAAATTGCAAGCCATTTATTAAAGTCCTGGTACCGGAAACGCTGGCCATTATTAAAAAGGAGTGCTTGAAGAATGCGCCCCTAATGGCCCGTGAGCAATCCAATAAGAACCAACCTGCCGCAATGGCAGCGAGAGTCATTTCAAAAGCTCTATTAGGTTAAAGGGGGTGAAAGCAGGGTGAAGTTTTTCAAGTGTTTCATTGATATGTGTTGGGATCTTAGGTGGTACTGGCAAGACCGCAAGCGGCGGTATGCCGAGATTCGTTCTGTGAAAGGGGTGTAGTGATGAAATTTCAACAAGCCTTGCTGCTTTTGGAAGCGACGAAAGAAGAGTTGTTTGATAATCATAAGGTTCTTGGCTTTCGTTCTCTTGGCGATGCTATTGAATTACACGTGGGATCAAAAGAGTTGTTCGAATCAATCGAAGGGGAAGCTATTTTAGCAACAACAACTTCCTGTGGTGAATTTGATGAAGACTATCTTTATGACCATTACAAAAAGCGGTCTGGCAATGTTGTTTATATTTACCTCTATAAAAGAAAAAAGCCTACCCCAGTAAAGGAGCAGGCAGGAGATCAGGGAGAGGGGGGAGCCTCTGATTAAATTGTATCAACTAGTTTTGTCAAATGTAACCTAGTTCAATCCGACAGAAAGAAGGAGATAGTTTGGACATTTCGACAGTAGTGTCTATGATTACGCCAGATATGACGGAGTCGGTTAGCGATATGCTGCGCTTAGCTATTATGAGCTGTGACAAGCCGCCAAAAGCCATCGCTGCAGACATTGGTTATTCTGTAGACTCTATCTATTCAGCCATGAAGGGTATTAGAAATGTACCCGCCCAGGCGCGTCAAAAACTCGCCGGTGTTAATTGCATAGCGGCGGCGGCTGTAGCTTTGGAGGCTACTGGATTTACAAGGCTCTTTGGCTATCAAAAAGTAGATCGGCATGTGCAAAGTATGATCGTTCGGCTAAAAGCGAGAGATCGAAAAACGGATAAGCTGCTTGAAATTTTACCGGAATTGCTGGTTGATAAAAACAGCCAAGAGGACTTTACGCCGGAAGAAATGCTGCAACTACATACAGCGGTCATTAGTTTAACTGAATTAGCGAACAGTCATATAAACCTCATTATGGAACTTGAAGTAAGGTATGGGCTTAGTGTAGCGCCATATTTGCAGGGAAAAGAAAAAATCGCCCATTGAGAGCGATTAACTTGAAAAACATCAATTACCCATATTGTACCACGGCGGTACGGTAGGGTCAAGGAGGACAAGGCCGTGAGTCAAATAACATTGTCCTATTTTGCTAAACTGCGTTTAAAAATGATGGAGCAGGATTCCGAATATCAGAAGGGTTATAAATACGCCCAGTCATTGCTCCCATATTGGAGTAAGAAGGGCATAGATGAACTGATAGACGCGCTAAGGGGCTATGTATCTGTAGCCATTCGGGATGGTAACACCTGCGCTATGGGGCATGCCCAGGCGCTGCGGGAAATTATTTGGGAGAGATTACAGTCGGAGGTGCTGCAAAGTGCATAGTCTTCAAAAAGTAGCCCTTGTTGAATGGCCTATCGGCTCTAAGGTGCGCATGGTTAAATGCCGCGAGGCCGAGTATTACGGCGATACAACTTGGAAGACCAGGAGCGAACCGTGGATGTTATGCGGGGAGCAGGTTGTTTTATTAGAAGGTAAGTCGGGTGGTTTTGCCACAAGATGCCTGGAAGTGGTTAAGAGTCAGACTGACTGCCCTGATTGTGGGGCGGCGGGACAGGTCATGGGCAGTAAGGGCTTATTTGTTAACCTAATATGCCGTGCTTGCTGGAAAGAATGGAAAGTGCTATCGGACTATTGCCCTGCGTGTAAAAAACCAAATGGGAGTCTTGCCCCTGGATTGTGCGAAGTTTGCGCGCTCCGGCAGGGCGGTAAATAAATAGAGAGAGGGGAGAAATCAATGGAAGTACCTGTTAGTTTATCAACCGTTTGCGGAGGGGCTATGGATGAGCAATTCCAGAAGCTTATACCCGCGCTAATGTCTCAGCTTAGACAAGGTCAAACCGCTTCAGTGGCAATGACCATTTCTTTCAAGAGGGTGCCGGATACCGACACGATGATTAGCACCACCTACAAGCTAACTCCGCGATTCCCTGCTGTCAGCAAGGCTAGCATTTGCCAAGTAACCGGGGATAATCGCCTAAAGACAGAAGCGCCTATTGAAAAGCCAAAAGTAGTAAATTTATTTAATGGAACTGAGGGAGGAAACGCAAATGAATAACAAAGACATTCAAATTACACCACAAGGTGATACCCTGATTATCCGCGAGGGGCAAGCGCCACAATTATTTGTCCACAACGGTTTTAACTATACGGCAGATTCTACACCTGCCTTGATTGCACTGGTGAAAAGTAAAAGCGTACAAGAAAACTGCATTTTAGCCTATAACGATAAGGGCTTTAAGGTCATTTTAAATGATAAAGTGGTTGATCGTAGCCAAGATCGAATTGCATACAACTTCCAAAAATCATTGCAATACAAAGAATGGGCTGACATTTTAGAAAGCGGAGTCGTATTTGATCAAAAGCGCCTTATTGACTTCATGAAGCGCCGCGAAGCTGGAGAAGTAGATCGTGTTGATAATTTGATTGCAGCCTTGCAGAACTTTAAATTTGTAACAAATATCACAGGTGATTTTACCTTTGATGACCGCAATAACTATACCTTCTCCTATAAAGTCGGTGAGGCCGAAGGGTTTGTTACAGTACCTCAACTAATCACGGCTCATATTGAAATATTTAACGAGTCGGATTTTGAGCAGGTAATGGAAATTGAAATTGAAGTTCGTAAGCCGAAAGAGCAGGGCGAGAAGCCGCTATTTGCTCTTACTTGCCCGAAACTATCCCGGTATCTGAAAGAGGCTACTCAGGTCGAAATAGACACTGTAAAACGTGAATTGGACGGTTACTTGATTGTAGCCGGTAACATCTAAATAATTGATAGGGAGCTGGCAATGGGCTGGCTCCCTAATCCATAGGGAGGGTTGGGGATGAACGACCTGACATTGAAGGCTATTGGCGATAGTTTAGGCATACCAGAGGCAACGCTACGCTTCTACCGTGACCGCTACACAGAGTTTATACCCTGCGTAGGAGAAGGACGCACCCGGCGTTACCCTGCGGCAGCTATAGAGGTATTTAAGGCCATAGCAGATTTAACCAAGACAGGTAAGCGGCCCGATGAAATCACTACTTCTTTATATAGTAGCTATGCTGTTAATCCAACCGTAACAACCGCAATGGAAGCGCAAGACGAAACGCAACAACCGCAACGCAATGAAAAAACATTAAACGCAATGACCGCAATAATACCGCAAGGCCATGTAATACCACTACCGGAAGGCATACAGGCTGTAATGATTGCTTTAGCTGAGGAGCAAAACTTGTTACTGAAACAATTGATTACCGCAATGAACAACCGCAATAACGTCATGGCGGACGGTTTGCCGGATGTACTTACTTTTGCAGAGGCGGCGGCATTGGCCCGTGTTAGCGTTCGCACTTTACATAGACGGAAAAAGCAAGATCCAAAATTCCCGGCAGGCGGCATTACAAAGCGGATATCTAAGCAGGAGTTTCTGAAATGGTTAGGCGGGAACGCAACCGCAACACAAACGCAATAGCAACCGCAATAAGGCAGCAGGGGGCGGCGGGGAGAGAATTGTATGGACTGGTTTAAAATGCATTACGAGGCTAGGACCGATGAGAAACTGCGAGCTCTTTCTGATTCGCAGCATCGGGTATGGTTTAAAATGTTATGTTACGCCTCAGAGCAAAAAGAGCGAGGGAAGATCCCTGTAATGGACCGTTTCTTATTGGCTGTAGAGGTTTCAAATACTGATATTGATTTACTGGAGTCAACGATTGCGTTGTTATCAAAATTGCGCATTGTTTGCGAGTCCGAAGAAGGCATTTGTTTTTTGAATTTCAATAAGCGCAATTATGAAAAACCGTCAGCTTCACCCGAAAAGGTAAAAGAACGGGTTAGGAAACACCGGGAGAAACACGCGCAAGCGGAAAGTAACACACAGGAAACACCTTTGCCCGACAGTGTAACGCCATGTAACGCCCTAGATACAGATACAGATACAGAGATAGATAAGGATAATATTATTGTCCCGACTCCCGTCGAGACGACAAATACGAGCGGACAGGAAGCTGAGGGCAGAAGGGCTACGGCTAAACAGTATTCCTTTGACGAAGAGCATTTTGAGTTAGCAAAAATGCTGCAAGATTGTATTTTTGAGCATAAACCGAATTTTAAGGCTCCTAAATCGCTTGACCAATGGGCAAATACGATACGCCTCATGATCGAGCAGGACAAGCGAAGGCCTGCCGCCATTGAAAGTATCATTGCTTGGAGCCAAAAAGACCAGTTTTGGCAAAACAATATTTTGAGCGCGGATTCCCTGCGGAAACAGTTTGATCGGCTTGAGGGATTGCAGAATAAAGCCGTGAAGGTTCTGCCGGATAGGCAGTCACAGCCAAAAGGCAGATCGGCTATTGAAGAGGCCAGGGAAAAGCTTCTGGCAAGAGGGGGAAGATGATGACAACAGAAGAAGGGCTTGCGGTTATGGAATTACTGACCTATGCATATCCGAAAGCGGACATACCCACTGAAACAGTAATGCTCTATATCAAGTGCATGTCCGACATTCCGTTTGATACGGCGCGGATTGCGGTTATGAATCATATCACGGAAAAAAACTTCTTTCCGTCGATAGCAGAATTAAGGCAAGCGGCCTTGACTGCTGACCCGCACAGTTATTTACCGGATGCGGCAGTGGCGTGGTCGGAAGTTATGACTCAGCTAAGAGAAAGCGGTTTTGAGGCTCCACGGTTTAGTCATCCGGCAATAGGGGCGGCGGTTAAGACCATCGGCTGGAGAAACTTGTGCAACAGCCATGAGATAGGGGTAGATAGAGCGCACTTTCTTAAGATCTACGAAACCTATCGAGGCCGCTGCTATCGGGAAATGGTTAATTTGCCAAGGTCTGCTGTTATGGCAATTGGCATGCAAGATAATATAGCCGAATTACCGCAAGCGGTGCAAATGATTAACTCAGTAGCCAAGAGTAAGGGAGCGTGATAGGTGTGGAAGGCGGTCCGGCAATGGACGAGGTGTTATTTGCTAAGGTTTATAAGTTCGCCCGTGAAAACGGCTTTCCAGATGCAACAGAAGCTTTGGTAAAAAAAAATTATAATGCTATAGCGTCAGTTATGGAGTTTCGTGATAAATGCAAAGAGTGCAGTAGCTTGGAAATGTGCAAGGAAATTAATAATACCTGCGGTTATGAAATGAAACTCAGGTTAGATAAAAAGGGTTGGATAGAAATGATTATGCAGCCATGCCAAAAGCGGTACAACAAAGATACTTTCTTTGGTATGGGGCAGGAAGTACCTCGTAGTGAACGGCGGTTCTATGGGGCCTATGATTGAAAGGGGAGAGTAGTTTGATACCAACAATGAAGATTTTAAATAAAGGCAGGCGCTTCTTTTTGCGGCGTGATGATATAGAAGCGGCTATGAGGGATGATGAGCCAATGCCGTGTAAGATCAGGAAGGCAACACCAGAAGAGTGTGCGCTGTATGGGATTGATCCTGCGGTACTGAATAAGCCGAAGCGCAAAGGGGCGTAATGTAGGGGGCTGAAATGTTACTTGAAAACACGCTATGGGATGGCGTAGTAGATAAGGTGCAGGTAGCCATAGACCGGATAAGACAGTTTGAGCCTCCAGAGGGTTATTACGTTGCCTTCAGTGGTGGCAAGGACAGTGTAGTGGTGCTGGACCTAATAAAAAGGGCCGGAGTAAAGTTTGATGCACATTATAACCTTACTACGGTAGACCCGCCTGAGTTAATTTACTTTATTAGAGAAGCCTTCAAGGTGAAGGGACGCAAGTCTAGATATAGGCAGCGACTAAAGGCGACGCGCCGTATGGGGGGGAAGGTACCACGCCCCTGGCTGACAATACAAATACACAAGCCAAGAATCACCATGTGGGATCTAATTGTTAAGAAGCGGATTCCCCCATTGAGGCAGATGCGTTACTGTTGTTACGAACTCAAAGAGGGCGGCGGCAAGGGAAGACTTGTTGTAACTGGTGTTAGATGGGGGGAAAGCGTTAGAAGGTCAAAGCGGCGAATGGTTGAAACTTGCATGACTGACAACTCAAAAAGGTTTTTTCATCCGATTATAGATTGGTCAGAAAGTGAAGTTTGGGAATACATCAGAACTAGAAATGTTCTATACTGCTCGCTCTATGACGAAGGGTTTAAAAGGTTAGGTTGCATTTTATGCCCTCAACAGGGTAGTGCGGGAATGAAAAGAGACGCAGAGCGTTGGCCGAAATTTGCAGAGGCATACAAGCGAGCTTGCATTAAGGCATTTAATAAAAATGTTGAAGATCAACGTATCCAGCGTTCCTGGTCATCTGGTGAAGATATGTATGAATGGTGGTTGAGTGGAAAAGCCAGTGAGAAGGTAGATCCCGATCAGACGGTTATTTATGAGTAATAGCCCATAAATAGTGCATAAATGTGTATGTTAATGCAACATAACAGATGGAAAATGCAAGGTATGTTACATATGGAGGTGGAGAGACTGAACGGAATAATCCGGGTTTTTCCGCGAAGGACAGAAATGACACCACTAGATGATATGAGTTTTTCGCGGGTTTTTATAAATGGAACAGGCGACGATAGCGATTTACCGCCTATGTTCATTCCCGACCATAATGCAGTGCATATCTGCTGCGTATTCACTTGGGACAAACGCCGATCAGAAGAACTTCAATATCAGTGGCAAGGGAAAACGGATAAGCCTGTACTAATTGGAGGCCCGGCGTATGATGCCGATGGAGGCGAGTTCGTGCCTGGCATGTATATGCGGCAGGGCGTAACGATAACGAGTAGAGGGTGCAATAATCAATGTCCCTGGTGTTTCGCTTGGCGGCGGGAAGGACGGTTACACGAACTGCCTGTACATGCTGGCAATGTTGAGCAAAGCAATAATTTTCTCCAATGTTCCGTAATGCATCGGCGAGCAGTATATGACATGATGAAAACTCAAAGGCAAATAAGCTTTCGCGGTGGATTGGAAACGGACTTGTTGACTGACTGGAACATTGAAGAAATGCGCTCTCTGAGGATTGCCGACTTGTGGCTGGCATGTGATACCAAAGGGGCCATAAAGAACCTGCGAAGCGCCTGCCAGCGGCTTCATAATGCCGGATTCGGTCAAAACAAAATTCGTTGCTATGTGCTAATCGGCGACGATATGACAGAAAACGAGTCGAGGTTAAGACAGGTTTATGAGGCAGGGGCGCTGCCGTTTGCTCAGTTGTTCCAATCGGAAACGCCTATAGAGTATTCAACAGAGTGGAAACAGTTTGCAAGGATCTGGAGCAGGCCGGCAGCTTATAAATCCAAGTTAAAAAAGGAGGGTTCTATATGAGCAAGGACATGACAAGTGAATTAATCAGCTTGATTGAGCGGTATATCCTTCCAGATGTAAATGAAGATTTTAAACCTATGGTCTTGGTGGCATTTCAGCATATGAAAGAGCAAGCGCACTATGCTGCTATTGGACGGAAAAAGGACTGGTTGCTGGTAAAGCCTGAGACAATGCCAGAGCCTGGAGAAAAGGTTCTTATTTTACACATGGGTGTAATATGTGAGGCAATTAACTCGCTGTACGAAGATCATAAGAGTTTTTATATTGAATTGACAGATGAAATAGTGCCGTATTCGGAAGTGACCCACTGGATGAAGAAGCCGCCATTGCCTGCGTTGCCAGGGCAAGAAAAGTGGTATAAGTGTATAAAGCTGATACGTGGCAATTGCCAGTATTACAACACCGAAACGGAAGAGTGCTATCAACCTGGCGCTCTCGAAGAGCGAGCGTTCTGGTGTTTTAGAGATCGGGACAAGGAGAGTGAGCAAGGATGACAGATAAGTTCTACGCTCATGAGTATTGGGGAGAGGTGCGACAGAGTCGTATGGTGGAATGCGTTAGGAAGCCGGTTGAGGCGGTCCAGTTTTATGGTAATTTTGATGAGATTGAAAGATTTGTCGGTGGCGATGCTGAGTTTCGGGACGGTAAGTTACTAGTTGCCACAATGAACGGGCCATTATGGGCCAACAGGGGCGACTACATTTTTAAAAATGATAAAGGTGAATTTGAGTCTTGCGATGAGCTTATATTCATCTCCAGATATAAAGCTGTAGCCCCTAAAAAGCCTAATGAGGAGGGCGGCGGCAATGGACAATAAAGCGAATTCAGCAATTAGGAGCAGCGGCGGCGGTTTGGCAACAGAGCAAGCCCATTACCAAACAGCAGAGGTGCAATTTATCGAAATAGCTCAGATGTACTTATCACCGGAAGGCTTTAAGGGGCTTTTGAAAGGTAATGCACTTAAATATCTGCTACGAGGACCGCATAAAGGAACCGAGGATAAGGATTATGAAAAGGCTTCTCAGTATTGCACATGGTTGTGTCAGGCTCAAAGGGGGGGAAAAATAAATCCAAGGGCTGGTGAGAAGAAATGACCTGCATACATGGTAATAAATGCAACTGCTTACACAACCAGGATGGTAAATGCACTACTACACCAAAGCAAGAGAATATACCGTGCTTTGGAACAGTTTGTTTTAATATAACCAGCAAATAATCAAGCAGGGGGAGAGGGCATGAATAGTGTTAAATTAATTGGGCGGTTAGCTCAAAACCCGGAAACTATCTTCACGAAAACAGGCAAGGCGTTAACTAACTTTAGTGTCGCAACATCGCGTATCATCCCAGGGCAAGAAGGTAAGGAAGTAACTGACTTTACGGCAATTGTTACTTGGGGAAATCTTGCTGAAAAATGCGGTAATGGCTTAGCTAAAGGCGACAAGGTATTTGTTGCAGGTAGATTAAGTAATAGATCGTATGAAGCTGGCGACGGAACAAAGCGCCGGATAACGGAAGTAGTGGCCGAATTTGTGGCAAAAGAGCTTTGGGTAGACGATAGTAATGCTGGCGGCGGGATACCGAATGAAAGTCCTTTTGATAAAATGGGACATGAGGTACCGGGAGGCTACTGAAAGGATGCGGCTGGAGACAGTCAGCCGTCAATATGTGGGGCGGCAACAAAGGCGGGTAATCCATGCAGTAATAAGCCTGGATTTAGGACAGACCATCCGGGCGAGGGATATTGTTATAGGCATGATAAATAGGGAATAAGGGGCGGCGGTATTGAGGGTGACATTGGTCGCCCTAATGCCGTTAATAGGGGGGATGAGGCATGAACTGCATCAGAGAGGCCGAAAACTATTTGAGGTACTATCGAGAGTTAAATCAAAGCTTAGGACATGCTGACCGTATGATAAAACAACTTGAACAACAAGGTGCTCCCAGGAAAGTAGGGGCCGTTAATATGGATGTAACTGGAGTAAGGGCAGAGAAGCCTGTTAATACTTTGAATCAAATTTATCAGCTTCAAAAATGGCAGGAAATGAAAGAACGTACTCAGGAAGAGATAGAAAAGGTGGAAGAAGAACTTAGTGGAATCTGCCTTGATCCAGGGTGTGAGCGTTACCGGGACATCCTTTATATGTGGTATGTCGAGAAGAAAGATAAAGAGACCATAGCTGACGAAACTGGGTACAGCAGGAGGGCTGTATTTTACCTAAAGAAAAGCGCAATACGCAAATTCTCAGTAGCATTGTTTGGAATTGAAGCCTTGCAAGCTATATGATTGCACTATTGTTGCACTCTTTTTGCTTATTTAATGTGATAATATGGTATTAGAGAAAAGTATGTAAAAGGCTGCTGGCTAACGCTGGCGGTCTTTTTGTATTATCGGGGTGCGGTATGAATTGCAATAAATGCTTTTGGCAATCAGGGAAATGCACACATCCAAAACCGGAGAAGCGAATAGAGGCTGGTGCTATAAAATGCCGTGGGTACGATAGTAAAGGGGTGCTGCTGGGTGAGTTTACTAAGATGAAAAAGGAAATATCGGGGTTGGTCCGATGATGTTTCCAAAGCATAAAACCAAAAAGGACCGTAAGCTACTGGATAATATTAAAAAAGAGGTAGGCCACTGTGAGGAGTGCGAGGGCCGTTGCTGTTTAGAGGCAGCGCACATAGAAGCAAAAGGAATGGGCGGCTGTAATGGCCCAGATATTCCTGAGAATATCGTTGTGTTGTGCGGTCCTGCGAGATTCCATCAAGGTTGCCACGGAAAGAGCCATAAAGGAAAAATAAGTAAAGATCGACTGTATGAGCTAGCTGCAAAACGTTTAGATATTACGGTTGAGGAATGCAAGCTAATTGTAAGGAGGGCGATGGGATACAATGTATGATCCTGGCTCAATACCTGAGTTTATACCTGATGACTTAACACCTGGCGAATTAGATCGACTAACAAATGGACTGAGTAATGAAGTAGCTAGGTTGGCTAAGATTGTGGCTGGATATGAGATAGATATGAAGTTGAAAGAGAAGGGTTATAAAAAGAGTTTATCCGCAGCTATTGTGCTTAATAGAGGCGAGGGAACACCTTCTATTGTTAAGTGCATAGCTGAACAAACCAAGGCGGTGTTGGAAGCTGCCGATGCGTGGCAAGGGGCTGAGGCTCTTTATATTATGGGTAAGGCTGAACTTGACGGGCGAGAGGCTCAGTATCAATCGGCAAAGAAGCTGGTTGATTTGAAGGTGCAGGAAATAAGGAGCTTCAAGGGTTAACGCAATACCGCAACCGCAACGCAATGACAAATGTGAGGTGTAGCCGATGCCGCTAAAACCTTTGAGGCCCTGTCGGTATCCGGGCTGTGCAGAATTGGCTGAGGAAGGCTATTGTGATAAGCATAGGCGCTGCTCTAAGCAGGAATATGACAGCAGGCGCGGCACAGCAGCACAACGAGGATACAACTATAAGTGGCAAAAGTATAGCAAAGGATTCTTAAAGCGCAATCCATCATGTGTAGAGTGCAACCAAGAGGGAAGGATGAAGGCCGCTACTGTTGTTGACCACATCATACCGCATAAAGGGGATATGAAGCTTTTTTGGGACACAAATAATCATCAGCCTTTATGTAAGAGGCATCACGACAGCAAGACAGCGCGTGAAGATAGTAATTGGTCGAGGGGGAGGGGGGTGCAAATCTCTACAGGTTCCGCTATATAGACCGCTATGCCCCCTTCGCGCAGAAAAAATTCCCTTTATGAAGTTTTTTAGGGGTGGTGATCATGGGAAGAAATGCAATGCCGATTGATATCTTAACAGCCAAGGGTAAAAAACATTTAACTAAGCAAGAAATTCAAGATAGAAAAGAGTCAGAGCTAAAACTTGGCTTACAAGATATTAAGCAACTTACAGCGCCGGTCTTCGTTAAAAATGATGTGGTTGCGTTCAAGTATTGGAAGAAGCTTGTCAAAGAATATAAGGATGCTGCCGCAAATGGCATGGAAGTATTAAGCACTACTGACGTTGGCAGTTTAGCACTGTACTGTAAGACTTATTCGGAATATGAAGGTCTTTTGAAGATCAGGCAAAAACTTGACCGAATATCGGACAGTGCAGATTTGGAAGATGCTCTAATGGATAAAGCTATAGACCTGGAGCATATCGTTCAGAAGACCATCAGCGAGCTTCTGTCTGTCGAAGGCATTTTAAAGCTGGAGACCGCCATTAATAAAAAAATGGACATGTTGATAAAAATGCAGGACCGGCTGTTCCTCAATCCGCTCGCTAAAGTTAAGAATGTGCCTAAAAAAGAGAAAGAAAAGCCGAAAAACCCGATGGAAAAAGCGGGTTTTAATTTATAATGTCAGACGAAAAGGATTTATCCTTATTTGCTGAGCTTAATCAGTATTGCAAAGATGTAATTGCCGGTAAAATTATAGCTTGCAAGAAGCATAAGTGGGCATGTCAAAGGTTTGTTAAGGATCTAACTCGTGTTGGTGCGACAGACTTTCCGTATGTTTTTAACGAGGAAAAGGCAGAAAAGTTTTTGAAGTGGATGACCTTCTTTAAGCATACAAAAGGGTTGCTTGAAGGGTTGTATATCGAGCCTCATATCATTCAACGTTTTGTCTTTGGTAATATTTATGGGTGGGTACATAAGGATACAGGCTTAAGGAGATTCCGTAAGGCTTATTGGCAGGTGGGGCGAAAAAATGCCAAGTCGCAGTCTATGGCTATTATGGGTCTATATGAAATGGCGTGTATGGGGGAATCTTGTGCTGAGGTATATGTTGCTGCTACCAAAAGGGATCAGACTAGATATGTATGGGGCGAAGCCGACTTAATTGCCGGACGTTGCGAGTGGCTTGATGGCAAAATTATTACCAAATATCACAAAGCTCTTGGAACGTCGGTTATCATGCATCCTAAATCAGATTCTATTTTTAGTCGAATGTCTAAAGATGATAAGAAGAAGGGTGACGGAGCGAACCCTCAATGCGGCATACTTGACGAATATCATGCTCATGAAACTACGGATTTTTACGATGTACTTTCATCGGGCATGAAAACACGCAGGCAGCCGCTTTTGTTTACTATTACTACAGCCGGTTTTGAATTAAATAATCCCTGTTATACTGTCGAATATGATTTTGTGTCTAAGCTGCTCGATCCGTCTGTTGATATGGATAATGATCGCTATTTTGCAATGGTCAATGAACTTGATAAGAACGAAGAGGGCGAATTAATTGACGATATTAAAGATGAAGCCTGCTGGTTAAAGGCAAATCCTATCGTAGCTGAAACGGAAGCGGGCCTGGAATCAATACGGGATGAACTAAAGGATGCCCTTAATAAACCGGAAAAAATGCGAGATTTCCTCACTAAAACAATGAATGTGTGGGTGAATTTGCGCTCAGCCGGTTATATGGATACTGCTAAATGGAAAAATTGTGGCGTTAGAAAGGATAATCCGTGGCCTGACATTGGCGGACTTTCCGCTTATGTTGGGTTTGACTTGTCCGCAGTCATCGACTTAACCTCAATAGGGATTGATATTCCTTTGCCGGATGGCAGGCATGCCATCATGGGACATTCATTCATGCCGGAATCTACGCTTTTTGCTAAGATGAAGACAGATAAAGTGCCATACATGGATTGGGTAAAGCGCGGCTTTATAACTGTTACTCCAGGGAATGCCGTAGATTATAAATTTATGATCAAATGGCTGAAAGATTTTGTTGTGGCGAAAGGCATTGTTGTAAAAGAACTCTGTTTTGACCGTTATATGGCAACTATGTTGCAGCAGGAACTATCTGAACAAGGGTATACTGTACTGGATATTCCACAAGGGATTCCTACATTAGGGGTGCCAACCAAAGATTTTCGGGATAAGGCGTATGACGCTAAGGTTATTCATGACAATAACCCTGTAATATCATGGGCAATTAGTAATTCAATAGTAAGAAAAGATCATAACGAGAATATCATGCTTGATAAAGCCAAGGCCGCGCAGAGGATTGACCCTGTAGCGGCTATTTTAAATGCTCATGTAAGGGCAATGATACCGCCTGCAAAGCCGAAGGTTCCGGGTGTGATTGTTATGTAGGAGGGAGTTAAGTGAAGTGAAAATACCAAGCATACCGGCGAGTGCAGTGAAAGAAGCAACTGTATTGGCTGGTTTTTTTATGGTTGCTTATGGGCTTTATTCCATCTATCCCCCGGTCATGTGGATTCTTTGCGGGGCATGGTTGATGATTCCGGCAAAGAAAGGTAGGTGAAAATATGGGTTTAATTAGTTCGATTCTACAAAAAAATGCTCTTACTGAATGGGATTTCGGTACTCTTCGCAATATGTTTGGCGGTGTCACAAAGGCCGGAGTAACGGTTAATGAAACTACCGCAATGCGCCATATAACAGTACAATCCTGCTTGAGGGTGCGGGCTGAAACGTTGTCGAGTTTTCCTCTGTCGGTTTATCGTAAACGTAAACAAGGTAAAGGGCGGGATGAGGCTACTGATCATCCGGTATATGAATTACTGCATGCATCACCAAATGATGAAATGACCTCCGCAACGTGGTTGGAGTACATGAGTTATAACCACGATATTTCCGGTAATGGGTATTCCATTATTACGACAAATCGCCGGGGGCAAGTAATTGATTTATATCCGTGGAAGTGGCACGAGATTGAGCCTCAGCGCAACTTGGACACCGATGAGTTGGAATACAGGGTTATTGACCGTGGCAAGTCGGAAATATTGCCAAAATCCAAAGTGTTGCATATACCAGGATGGTGCTTTGATGGCTTAAAGGGGCATTCGTCCATACATATGGCAAGAGAAGCTATTGGGCAGGGTATGGCTATTTCCGAATTTATCAGTCGGTTTTATGGGCAAGGAATGAATGTGGGGGCTGTTTTAGAGACTGACTCTCCTATTTCGCAAGAAGATGCCGATAGGATAAAGGCTCAGATAGTGGCTAAAGGCGCTGGCTTAGCTAATTCTCATATGCCCTTAATACTTCATAATGGCCTTAAGTTTAATCGTATTCCTATGCCGCTCACGGACGCGCAATTCATTGAAACCTATAAGTTGAACAGGGATGAAATATGCGGATTGGAGCGTGTACCACCTCACTTAGTAGCCAACATGGAGCGGTCAACCTTTGGTAACATTGAGCATCAAAGCCTGGAGTTTGTTATGTTCTCTATGTTGCCGGTGGTGACAAAATATGAGCAGGTGATGAATTGGAAGCTATTCACTCCGCAGGAACGGGCTGAAGGGTACTATGTCAAATTCAATATTGATGCTTTACTGCGTGGTGATGCCAAGGCTAGGGCTGAGGCGCTTGCAATAAAGCGGCAAAATGGCATTATAAATGCCGACGAATGGCGAGAGCTTGATGATCAGAACCCTGTAGGCGGAATAGCAGGTGAGACTTATTTTATTATGTCTAACATGATGTCAGCAGAAACGGCGGCTAAGCAGCTTCCTAAACAACAGCAAAACCCTAGTGAGCCTAGTAAGGAGGTGAATTAGAAAATGGCATTTATTGATTTACAGCAGTTTAAGAATGAGGCTATGGATGGACAGCATCCAGGTGAGTTGCGTAAAAATTTTACGCTTGAAAAGACGGAATTTAAGGGCGAGTCGGAAGAGGGAATTGAAATTGTAATGACGATTTCTACCGGCTCAATTGACCGCGATGGCGACACTTTAAATCCGGTGGGATGGAAGCTTGATAACTACGAGAAAAATCCTGTCGTGTTATTCGCTCATCAGTCCAGACAGCCGCCCGTAGCCAGGGCAAAGAAAACGTGGTTAGAAAATGAAAAGCTGATGTCTTCAGCATTGTTTACACCGAAAGATCTATACCCCTTTGGTTACATGATTGGACAAATGTATAAAACAGGCTTCATGAACGCCTCAAGTGTTGGGTTTGATCCTTTAAAGTGGGCTTATGTAGAGGACAAAAACAGGCCGTGGGGCGTTGATTTCTTAGAACAGGAATTGCTGGAATGGTCTACTGTTCCGGTACCCGCAAATGCTGAAGCTCTTATGGGGGCTAAATCAGCCGGTGTTGATACTGCCCCGTTATATGATTTTGCAGTACAAGTATTAGATGGCTGTGATCTTGGTGTTTGGTTACCAAAAAGCACGGCGGAAAAGATCTTTGGGGCTTTAAAGCCGGATAAATTCATGTCGCTGCCGGGAAAATCCGGCGAGAACGAACAGCAGGCCGATCACGGGCTGCTTTCTTTATATAAACAACGTACCCAAATCAACAGAAACAATATTTGGAGGTAATGAAAAAATGAAAAAACGGTTTACTTTTGATTTGCAATGCTTCGCTTTATCGGTTACTGAATTAAGGCAAAAAATGGGTTCCCTCTGCGATGAGCAGGAAAAGGTATACGAAAAGGCCATGAGTGAGGGCCGGGGACCAACAGCAGAGGAAAAGAAATTCTTTGAAGACTTGCAGTCGCAAATTGACGGGCTGTCAGAGACCATTAAGGCGGCTGAAGCAATGGAAAAGCGGAACAAGGATCTTAACTTGCCGGACGGAAAGAAATTCCGCGCTCCTGCTGCTGACATGAGCACACAAGATGAAAAACTCGATGATGGTGGCTTTAAATCTATTGGTGAATTATTGCATGCCGTCAAATTTGGTGATGCTAAGGGTCGCGTAAAAGAGTTGACTAGCGGCGATGCTGGAATTATGATTCCACCGGCATTTGCTCAAAACATTATGAGCCTCAATCCTGAGAAAGAAATTGTCATGCCTCGTGCATTGGTGCTTCCTGCTGGTGATCCGCCTAACGCCCCCCTGAGCATTCCCTACTTTCAGCAAGGTGAAAAAGGTGCAAATGGTGGTGTTACGCTAGTTTGGACTGCTGAAGGACAGGAAGTGCCGGACGTAGGTAATGGTCAAATTAAGGACTTGACTCTCACGCCCCAGGAGGTATCCGGGCTGGCTACAGTAAGTAACCAGACGTTGCTGAACTGGAAGGCTGCAGGTGGATTCGTTGAAATGACCATGAAGCAGGCTTTTGTTAGTGGCAGGGATTTGAAATTCCTTAAAGGAAGCGGCGTAGGCTGCCCGCTCGGAACCTTCAATGCCCCGGGAGCGATTAAGATTGATCGCAAAACGGCAGGACAAATACAATATATTGACGTTGTTACTATGTTTTCGCGGTTATTGCCGGATGCGGTTAGTGGGGCGGTTTGGACAGCTAATCTCACCTTAATGCCTCAGATCATGACTTTGCAAGATCCAAAAGGAAACTATATTTTTAATGCTGGCGATGCCACTAAGGGTGTTGGTGCAACTCTTCTTGGATTACCAATCGAATGGAATGGAAAAACACCGCTTGCAGGCAGAGAAGGCGATCTTGCACTAACGAACTTTAGTTACTACATCATTAAGCCGGGTGCTGGGCCGTTCATTTCAATATCTGAGCATGTTAAGTTCACTAGCAATAAAACGGTATTTAAAATTGTTGCGTATATGGATGGGCAGCCTTGGGTTAAAGATCCGCTTAAATTGGAAGATGGGGAAACTACGGTTTCGCCGTATGTTATTTTGAAATAAGGAATTAATGAGGAGGAATAACGATGAAACCATTATCAAAACGTGGAAAATTTGACATTGGCCTTGTGCCGCAGACTTTAAATAACACAAATGCAACTGGTAAGTATTACAGAATGAATATGGATCGAAAAGCCGTAGCAGTGCTGACGGTTGGGGCTATGGCTGCGGGGAAAACCGCTACCATTGAACTGCTGCAGGCTACCAGCATGTCGGGCGGTAATGCCAAGGGCCTTCCATCCACTGCCGAGCAGGCGGCGAAAGCTACAATTGAAGCAAATAAGGGCGTAATAGTTGCTACACTGACTATCGCGACTGCTGTTGCGAGTAATGCAATTACTATCAATGGGCAGACCTATACTGCTATTGCAAATGGCGCTACCGCATCAGGGCGGCAATGGCCCGTTGGCGCCGGTGGAACGGCTGATGCTGACTCGGCAGCGAGCTTAGCGGCAATTATTAACGATGTGCTGTTTGGAGTGGCTGGTGTTACTGCTTCGACTGCTGGTAGTGTCATAACCCTAACGGCAACTGAGCCGGGGACGGCTACGATAACAATTACTGACGCTGCCGCAACGATTACTCCCGCAACGGTACAGGCTATTGCCTATGTTGAAGTAGATGCCGCTCAATTGGATACCAAAAACGGGTTTGAATATATTGCTGCGAAGGTAACTACCACTGCCAACACGGTTGCGAGTGTATTGTTGATTCGCGGAGATAGCCGTTTTGAGCCTACGCAACAAGTAGCCGCCGGAGTGGTACTGTAATTTGGGGAGGCGAAAGCCTCCTTCCCTTTTATGGGAGGGCTGATATATGGAATTGTTGCCGGAAGCATTAGCGACACTAAAAAAGACAAAGAAATACATCGGAATAGAAGGGGATGACTCTTCTATGGATGAGCTATTAATAATGTTTATTAATGCCTCGTCTGCCGAAATTGCTGGTTTTTGCAAGCGGGCGTTTAAACTGGATTCTTACGCTGAATATCACAGAGGAACTGGTGGTAGGAGGTTGCCGGTGGATAATTACCCGATTATTTCTGTTGAGTCAGTAAAAATTGGTGATGTATTATTAAGCCCTGAACAGTATCGGTGCAAGGACAAGGCTGGAATATTGGAATATACACCTTGCTGGCCAAAAGAAAAGGAAATCGAAGTCGAGTATGTTGCGGGTTATGTTTTGCCTTATGATGCAACGGATGATGAGGAAGAAATACCACCTCAGACTCTTCCCGCAGACATTGAAATGGCTTGTATGGAGCTTGTATCAATCACTTACAACAGGCGTGGCAGTGAGCACTTAACGATTGAGGTGATTGGCTCATTGCGGTCTGAGTTTGTGCAAGGCATGCCGCAACATATACAGTCAATATTGAGTCGGTACAGGAAGCCGGTGATATAGTGGCAGACAATATAAAGCGCCGAACCTTAATTCTGCAAAAACCGATTGCTGTTGAAGATGAAGACGGGAATGCGTCCTCTGAATGGGATGACGTTAAAACCTTTGTAGGGCCGCTTGTTCCGTTCGGCAGCGAATTGGCTCAGCGTAAATATGGGCTTATCGTCAGGTGTAAGTATAGTTACTTCCATCGAGGGGCGAAGCATCCTGACATGGTAGAAGGCAATCGCTTTTTATTTAAGGACGCACCATTGACTATAGTAGGAATTAGCGATTTTGGCGATAAAGGCCAAGACTTATTGCTAAACTCGGAAGGGTGATGGCATGAAGATAGATTCCAAGGTAATAAATAATTCCTCTAAATTTGCCCGAAATGCTGCAAAAAAGATTGTCGACCCTATTAAGAAGGCGCTTAATAAGGGTGGTGGTGTTGTTAAACGGGAAGCGCAGCGAGGGCTTGCTAGTCGGCGACAAGCTAATGCGCTAAAGGTAATTTCGAGAGGCAATCAGGAAGTCCGGGTAGGTTTTAAAAAGAAATCGTCTGGTTGGTATGGGAAATTCGGCGAAACAGGGACCAAGCAGCACGAAATAGTACCGAAAGATCCCGGTGGATTTTTAGTAATAACTCCCAAAGCAATAATTGGTGAGTTTAAAAATAAAAAGGGTAAAACGCAGCGACTAAAAGTGTACAACAATGGTGATGGGACTCACAGCCTTGATGCCAAAAAGGTTATTGTGAAAAGGGTCAATCATCCGGGCATGAAAAAGAAGCCGGTATTAATACCTGCCGGAGAGAGAAAGAAGCCGGAAGTAAAAGAAATACTTGCTGATGCTGTGGCGAAGGTAATTCAACAATCTGTCAAGGATGTGTGAGTATGGTTAATATTAAGCCCCATGTTTTGCAGGCGTTAAGGGGCGATGCGGATATTATTCAATTGCTCGGCGGTCCCAAAGTCTATCAACAAGAGCCGCCAGAAAAGGTAGCTCCCCCATTAATAACCTTTGTGGAAGTTGATAACGAGCCTCATGTTTATGCTGGTGAAATAGAGGTTATATCGCGGATTACCATGGGGGTAACGCCTTGGGTAGAAAAAAATAAGTCTACTTCGGCTATTGCAAAGGCGATAGATAGAGTTATGCATGACCTTGGCGGCAAGAGAGAGCGAGCTTCAGACGATGAAGAAACCGTGTGTGAGTCTAAGCCTATGGCGTATAGTTTTATGGTTGATAATGAAACTGGAGAAATTTTATAAGGGGGCTATATTATGGCAGTACCAAATAAAGAGCCGAAGGTCTACGGGTTTTCGGCTCTTATAATTACAAAAATGCTGACTGACGTTGCAGGTGCAGCACCTACTTATGATGATGAGAACCCCATTGTCATTCGTGGTGCTGTTAATCTGAAGTATGATGAAAACGTACAGGAAGTTGAGGGGCGCGGTGATGAGCGTATCCTTGAAGTAGAATACAAGGACGATAAAGCCGGTGTAACATGGGAGGCGTTATATTTCCCGATGGAAGCCGCTAAAATGGTTAACGGTGGCACTGTAGTCTCTGGAGCTGATGATGTTGAGTATTTTGGTCCCGGCCCGGATGAGATAGGTGAGTATTTCAAAATTGAAGGTCTTAGTAAAGATAAAAAGGTGAAACAAACCTACCATAAGGTAAAAGGCCGGATTAAGTTAGGTGGCTTTACCGGCGGTGATTTTGTAAATGCTACCTTCGACGGAACAGCAATTCACACCACCGGCAGTCTCCAGGGTAAACCACGCAGGGTATCTGTTAAACAGTCCAATACGCCAATAGAAATCTAACGAGTAAGGGAGGCTGCGGCCTCCCTGTATTTATTGGGGAGGGGAATTTATGAGTTTGTTAGACTTGGCTCCTGATGCAATCACAATAGGCATTAAGGGGCAGGATTATACGATGGAATATAGTTATCTGTCTTTGCGGGAATTGGAAAAGATTTATGGATCGGAAGAAGCGTATGGTGAAGTGGCTATGCGGTTTGTTACTGATCCGACTGCTGTAAAGAAGGTTGATATAGTCAATTTTCTGTATGCAGGACTGTTGCATACAGACTTTTTCAGTCGAGAGTCGAACCTGATTGACAAAAAGATTATTCCTTGGCGGATCAATCAGGAAGGCTGCATGGAAATAATTAATGGCTTGCTTATACCGAAAGAAACAGTAAAATACATGCTGATTATTATTGCCGCATGGGCAAATAGCTCCATATCTCAGGAGATGGCGGAGATTCTTGAGGTAATGGCAGCGGAATCTCAAAAAAAAACAGTGATCGGGGCAAATGGTATAAGCGATACGCCCTCTTAATTGTCGAGTTTGGCCTGTCTGAAGGGCAATTCTGGTTAATGACACCTCGAAAAAGCTATGCTTTGTTGATTGGTAGTAATGCTAATAACGGGGCCAGGACGGATTATGATAATCCGCTAGAAGGGTTTGAACTTGAAGAATAGGGGGTGAGGGTGTGGCAAACGAGGAATTAACAGGCTTGGTGGTTAAAATCCGGGCGGATTTAAGCGACTATGTGCTTAAATTATCCCAAATGGAGCAGCAATCAAATAAAACTACAAAGACGGTGTCGGATCGGTTTGATAAGCTGGGTTCGGTTTTCGCTAAGATTGGTGTCGGAGTTACGGCGTTCGCGGCAACTGCCATTCAAAGCGCTTCGGCGTGGGGGAATGCTGTAGATGATTTGGCAGACAAAACGGGAATGTCGGGAGAAGAGGCAAGTAAACTTTTGTCTATGGCTAAAGCTACCGGCGTTACTGTCGAAGAGGCTAATGGTATATTTGGCAAGTTTTCTAAAACTATCTATAGTGCAGCAGATGCGTACTCGAAGGCGGCTACTAGTGGTAAAGAAAGTAGTGATGTTCTGACAAACCTTGGTGTTTCTGCGTTGAATGTTGACGGTTCGATGAAGTCAACGCTTGACGTTTTTATGGATGTAAAAAATTCTCTTAATGGAATGGAAGATGGATGGCAGAAAACTGCATATGAAATGCAGTTGTTTGGTAAGTCTGGCTATGAAATGCATGACATGCTAAATATGACCGATGATGAAATAAAAAAGGTTATAGACAAGGCGCAGGCGCTTGGGTTAATTATATCCAGCGAAACCGCTGCTGGATGGGAAAAGTTCGAACGCCAATTAAAAAGTACCAAGGGACTTATGACTTCTGTGGGCATAGCTGTTGGCAATGAAATGTTACCAGAGCTGGATAATTTACTTGGAAGAGCACAGGGGCTAGTTAAAGCTTTTGTTGGTTTAAATGAACAAGAGAAGCAAAATGTTAGGATTGCGGTAGAAATAGCTGCCAAAATAGGCGTTGTGTCAACAGCTATACGGACACTCCAGGGGGCAATGTCTACATTTGGTCTTGGTGTTATTAATCCATGGATAGGCTTAGCGGCTGCCACGTGGACAGCGTATGATGCTTTAAAAAAATACAATGAAGAAAAAAGCAAAGTTACTGGCTATGGTGGTGGTGGTGAGATATTTATAGAGAAAACTAGAGATTTAAAAGGCGGAACCAATCTTCGCTATTATAAAAAGGATTCATCTACTTTAAGTGGTTATAAAACCTTGAGTGATGATGAGAAAGCGGCATATCAAGCAAACCAGCAGAGTGCTGCTAACTTGAAGGGCGACACAAGTTACCTTGAGGCAATGAATGACCCAGGGAAGCTTGTGGCGCTAAGAGAAAAAATGGAACGTCAAAAACTTGAGGGGGGATCAACGGACTCTTTCCTCGGTGGCGGCGGAAGCGATACCCAAAGCGCCTATGAAAAGTACAAACAAGACACCAGTGATCTAATTGCCATGTGGGGTCAGCAAGTACAGCTAGAAACATTATCGCGTAGCCAGTTTGCTGAAAATGTACAGGAACGGTTGACCGGCTTATCTCAGGTGGCAGTGGCAACGAAGGAAGTTACTGACCGGGATTCTTTGCAGGCTAACTTACAACTAAAAGTTAATGAAATTAATCAAGAATCCCATACGAAAGCTATTGAACGAGCTGAGCAGAATTTGGCCCTTGGAAAAATTAATGAGCAACAGTATATAGCTATTATCGAGCAACAACTTAAGCTTGCAACGGGAACCGAAGAGCAGATGGCCCTGGAAGTAAAGTTAAAACAAATAAAATCTGAAGCCGCTCAAAAGGACCTTGAAGCCCAAAATCAAATAGAAAATACTCGTCAGCAAAGTGAAGCGCGACTGAACGCGTTTTATCAATCAGTTGGTCAAGCCCAGGCTCAACAGATGGTTGGGCTTATTGAAGCTGAAGAAGGCAGTAGTTCTATAATAGAAGGGCAGCTTGCAATAAAAAGGCAAACAGTCGAGAAGATTCGCCAAGCGTGGGAACAGGAAGCGGCTTTATTTAACAAGTATGCATCGGGTGAGATTAAAGTCTCTGAGGTAGCTTATGAGCAACAATACGCTAAAACTGAAGCATTGCGGGTAGCATATAAGTCAGCGGTAGACGGAATGGCTGTTGAGGCGGTAACTGCTGCTAAGCAGACAAGTGATGCTTGGGCAAATAACCTAGCTGGCATAATCTCGAACACTACTACGGCCCATGACATTTTGAAGCAGCAATGGTCAGCCTTTGTTGCTGAAGTGTTGAAGCAGCAATTAAAAATAAGTGCATCAAGCAATGTTTTTAATAGTCTCCTCGGCGGCGTGTTTGGTTTAAACAAGACGAAGTCGGCATCTGTAACTAACGTACCGACTGCGGGGAAGAATTGGATTAATACTCCTAGCGGCAATTATAACTTTTTGGCCAGCGGTGCTAACGGGTGGGATGTGCCGAATATTCCGGGCGATATTCCGATGTATGTCCATCGGCGGGAAATGGTTCTCCCTGCCGAATTGGCTGACAAGGTCAGGAACAGTACTGGTGGCGGTGATGTAAAGGTAAACGTCATCAATAATAGCGGAACGGCAGTGAATCCGAATGTATCTAAGTCGATGGATAGCGGACAAATGGTAGTAAATATCGTTTTAGATGCAGTAACAAGGAATGTAAATGGCCTTCGCGATGTGGTGGCATCTGCGGGTGCGGGGAGGCGGTAATTGTGTTAGTTTTCCCTGTTATTAGACCTCCCATTGTTGAGTGGAGTGGGGAGGACGAAGATAACGTCCTGCGCTCCAAAACTGAAGATGGTTATGAGATAACCAGGCTTAGATATTCAAGAATACGTGAGACGCTTGGCCCTTTTACCTGGCAATTTTTGACCGATCAAGAATATCAAGCTCTAATGAATTTCTATAGGAGTATAACAGCCGGGGGAAGCTTGCCTTTTCAATTCTTCGTATCCACAAGATCCAGGACTATAACAAAGGTAGTGCGCTTTTCAGAGCCGCCCAAATATAGTTACGTGGGGTTTGATCGGTGGCAGGTACAATGTACGTTCCGGGAGGTGTAATCTATGCTGCAGCTATCAATGGCGGCTATTTTGGAAAAGAACCGTATCGCCTCTGATAATGTTTGGCTGATCCTATTAGAAGTGCAATGCCCAGACGGTGAAGTAATACGCCTGTGCTCAGACACACAGGACCAGTTATGGAATGGTGAGCTATGGACAGCATTCCCGTTCGTGGTTGACTCGGTTAAGCAAAATAAAACGGAAGTTCCGCAAGTGCCGATCAGGATCGGCAACCAAACCCGTGCTATAGAGCGATTTATAGAGCACTATGATGGGCTGGTGGGCTGTACTGTAATATTGCGCGTGGTAATGTCAAAGCATTTGGATGTAACAGTGCCGGAAATCGAGGAAACCTTTACCGTACAGACCACCTCCAGCAATGAAGAGTGGGCCACGTTTAATTTAGGCGGCAGTATGCCGGTCATGCTGCGTTATCCCTTTAGACGGATACTGAAGGACTGGTGTCCGCTAAAATACAAGGGCATTGAGTGCGGCGCCACAAGCTTATTGCCGGATTGCCCCCATACGCTGAACGGCTGCCGGGAAAGGAATAACTCTACTCGCTTTGGTGGGGAGCCAGGAATGGCGTCAGGGGGTGTTTATAATTCAAATGGTTGATTTAATCGGTAAGCCCTTTGCCGATGGTGGCCGGGGGCCGGATAGTTTCGATTGTTGGGGACTTGCCTCTGAGGTCTTTCGGCGTTTCGGTAAGGAACTGCCGGACTATCAAATAAGCTGTGAAGATGCCAGCCGGATAGGGGCAGAAATAGAGGCTAGTAAGCCGCAATGGGTACGCTGTGATGCAGTTAATCCTCCGGTACCCAGTTTAGTAGTGATGTATTACGGCAGCACGTTTTGTAATCATACCGGGGTTTATATTGGAAACGGTAGGTTTATTCATGCGCGGGAAAATGTAGGAGTAAGCATTGATCGAATAGACGGCTTAGCCTGGAAGCGCAAAATCGAAGGGTACTATGTGCCGGGGTGGTGATTTAACTTGTGAGTAAGATAACGTTAGTAATCCTAAAAAACCCCTTTAACCACGAAGGGCGCGAGATCCGTAACATAACCTTTGTACCCGGAAAAACCATAGCGCAATACGTCCAGCCTTATACAATGGGGCTGGATGATTTTATTTACAGCGCCCAGGGCGTAAGGGTTGAAGGTGAGTATATACCGGAGCCGGGAGATTATCTTGCCGTTTGTCCTGTAGTGGGCAAAAGCAAGATACTGGGTTCTTTGCTCAGCATTGGGTTAGCCGTTTGGACAGGTGGTCTTGCTGAAGGTGGATTCTGGGGGCTGAAAGCGGGATCTTTTGCTGCAGGTTTAGCGGCGAGTGCTATTGCTTATGTAGGGGGAATGGTTATTAATCATCTATTCCCGCCTGCTACCCCGGATATTCCTGACAGCACCTCTTCGACGCCTACTTACGGATGGGGCAATATTAGCGCACAAGTAACTCAGGGGGGCATTTTACCCCGCACGTATGGGACGATGAAAAGCGCAGGCATTGAGGTATCACGGTACATATCTGTTGATGGAGATAAGCAGTATTTAAACGTGCTGTATACGGGTGGGCAGGGGCCGATTGATGATATAACAGATATTGAAATAAACGGTAATCCGATCAGTAATTTTAAAGGCGTACAGGTTGAAACGAGGCTGGGAACCAATGACCAGGCCATTATAACAAATTTTGGTGACACCTTGATCGGTCAAAGTCTGAATTACGAGCTACAGGAAAGTGCATGGTCTACGCAGTTGACTGACGGCAATGCGACACAAGGGCTGCAGGTGGGTATTGAGTTCCCGAATGGCCTTTACCATATGAGTAGTTCGGGGAAAATGAAAAATGCTTGGGTAAAGCTTGCCGCTGAGTATAGGGTAGAGGGCGGGGCGTGGACACCTTGGATTAGTCAGTCCTATGTATCTTCTTCCGGCATCGAGGGGGCAACCTGTTACCCGAATGCACCGGGAGAAATATGGACAATTAGCGTACCTGGATTGTTTGGGATTGCCAAGGTAACCGGATCTATTTCCGGGGATTATAATGCCGAACGCGGACAGCCGTTTGATAATGGCAAAATTAAGTGTAAAATCCCGGTAAAGTTAGGAAGCTACACAATAGCGGTTGCTAATAATACGCAGATTACGGCTAAACAAAACACAGCCGTCAGGCGAACATTCCGCATTGATAATATACCTGCCGGCAAATATGAAGTACGCATGAAAGTTACTGAGCGGTCCGCTGCCGTTACATCGACAAAGGATAGTGTCAGGGTTTACTGGAATCAGCTTTCGCAAATCATTTATGACGATTTTAGCAGGCCAAACAAAATTTTAATCGGTGTACGGGCGCTTGCAACGGACCAGCTAAACGGCAATGACATTACAATAACATGGAAGCAGCATAAAGAAACTGTGTGGGTATGGAATCCCATTGTGGGAGCTTACGAAGAGAAGAATGCCCGGAATCATGCGTGGGTGTGCTATGACATGATCCACGGTGCAAGGCGGCTCATTAATACGCTTACCGGACAATATGAGTTTATTGTAGACAATGTGCCTGCATCGCGCATGGACTACCAGGCGTTTTCTGATTGGGCCGCTCACATAGAAACGCTTGGCATCGAGTTTGAGCACACCTTTGACGCAGCAGCAGATTTGTGGAGCGCCTTGAAGGCCTCGGAAACGTTCGGGCGTGGTAAAGTGATAATGAAAGGTACTCGCTTTTCCTGCGTGTGTGACAAGCCGAGTACGCCGGTACAACTTTTCACAGTGGGCAACATAGACCAGGGCAGCTTTAGCAAGGACTATCTGGGGCTAACAGACAGGGCCAATGCAATAGAGATTACCTTTGTTAACCGGGAAAAGGGATACCAAAAGGACGCCTTTACAGTCTACGGGGATGATTATAACGATTCTGTTGTGCAAAACAATCCTACTCAAATAACGCTAAATGGCTGTACTGACTACAAGCAAGCCTACCAGCATGGCAAATACATGCTGCGGTTAAATAAATATCTATTGCGTACCACGACATGGGAGGCCGACATTGACGCTATTGCCTGTCAGGTAGGCGATCAAGTTTTATTGCAGCATGATGTACCGCAATGGGGCGTGGGCGGGAGGCTGGTAGAGACTACGACAACTACGTTGACCCTGGATAAGCCCGTTACAATGGAGCAGGGGAAAATCTACGGAGTATATGTCAGGCTGATCGACGACACGCTAGTAAGTAAATATGTTGTCAATACAGGTAATGAAACGAATGTGTTAACGGTTACAACGGCCTTTGCTGTGGCGCCACAAGAGTATGACATCTTTGCTTTTGGCGAAATAGAAAAACGGGCGAAGCCTTTTATAGTGGTGTCGGTTGATCGTAAGGATGACTTAACATGTACCCTTACCGGAATTGAATATGTACCGGCTGTCTACGAGGAATCGCTGGACGCGCCTGTGATTCAGTATTCTGCTGCCGATATGACGCCGCCAGAAGTACAAGGGCTAAGTGTTGACCAGGAAACCTATCGGCAGAAAGACGGAACGGTTATAAGCGTTATAAAGTGTTCCTGGCAACTACCTCAGAAGCCAATTAAAGGGGTTATTATCTATTACCGGGAAGAGGACGATACGACTTGGCAAAGCTGGATTAGTCAGCAAGAAACCTTTGCCGCTATTTCTGGGGTAACATCTTTAACAACATACCAAGTAAAGGTTTGTACCATTAGTACGGATATTGGTGTTGTCTCTCCGGGTGTAATGTCCGATCCGATTTATATTACTGGCAAAGATTATCCACCGTCCAATGTTCCGGCAATGATCATTAATCAAGTCGGGGATAACTTACATGTTTCAATTACTGAGGTTGTTGAGCCGGACGTGGAAACGTATGAATTGCGATTAGGTGCAAGCTGGAGTAATAGCTCATTAGTGCAGCAATTCATCGGGAGTAAGCTTATCCTTCCGGCCCCGTACGACGGAACTTTAACATACTGGGTCAAGGCGATTGACTGGTCAGGCAATTACTCTGCCGTGGCAACCAAGGCGATTGTAAATGTATCAGGGCTACCGGTTAAAAACATCATATTTACGCAGGACACCGTTCCGACAGACTGGGTTATATCCGGCCTTTGGATGGATTCAACAGGCAGGTATAGGCTTCAATCTGAGCAAGTTTTAGGAGATTACGAGCGGTTTTCTGATGTGTTTTTAGATGCTCCGACATATCGAAAGGATGCATCTATTATTTTGCCTGTAATTGACCTTGGGGAGAGCGCGCTTGACGAGTCTTGCTACTGGGTGGATAGTAACGGGGATATACAATTAAAATCAGTCCAGACGCTAGGCGACTTTGAAAGATTCTCGGATATATTTTCGACGGTTCCTGAGTATGTTACTCCGCGCTATGTGACGGAGACTTTTGTTAGTATTCAGCCAACCTACACCGTCAGCGGTAGTGCCAGATTGGACGTTGAGTACAGAACAAGTTTAAACGGCGTAAATTGGGGACCATGGACACCGAGCACTATACGGCAATTCAACAATAGATACGTCCAGGTTCGGCTGCTGCCGCAATCATTGGACGATGTTGGGCAGGTATACGTGACGGGGGCGAAGGTAACTATTGACGTGCCGGACATAGAGGAAACCATAGAGCGGCTCACAATACCGAATGTTAAAACCCGTGTATATTTTACGAAGAAATTTACAGAGGTAAAAAGCATTGTTCTGTGGACTTTCGATAATACCGGCAAGTCGGCTACGTGTCAAAAATCAAATGAGACAAACGAGTACTTCGACATAGAGATATTGGACAACAGTGACAATCCAATTGCAGGTGTGGCCGAAAAAATAGTAATAAGGGGGTATTAATCTTGGCTGATGATAAATCATTAACAATACCAATGATTACACTAGAAGCAGTAGACAATGTAAACAACCATGACCACGAACACGGTTTAGGAGTTCCCATAGGGGCCGGAGGGATAAAGGCGAAGGCGGTCACGGAAGAAAAGCTTGACGATAGCTCGGTATCTACGCGAACGATTCAGCCGGACAGCGTGTTATTATCGAGTCTGCATCCTGATGTGCGTTCAGCTATCGCCGCAGGTGGTAATGAAGGAGTACCTGGTCTGACAAACTTTATTGCAGAAGGCTTAGGAATTACTGCCGGAAGTGGTTTAACTGCAGCAGTACAATCGGGCAGAGCCAGCATAACCGAAAAAACAGTTAAACTGACAACAGCACAAAATATCACAATGGGTGCTAGAATGGCATCCTTACTTTATGCCCAAAAACAAGCAGACAGCGATGTTCCTCTAATCGGAAAAATAAATTCCATTAGTCCATTAGCGACAATAGATAACAACACTATCACAATGTGGATCTTCAACCAAACAACTGCGGGCTCCGCAATACCGAATAGTGCAGTCGGAGTGTCCGGGATAGCGGTTGCAAATAACCTTGTTGCATCCGGTGGTTTAGCAAGTGTAGACGGACGCATAGATCACGCCATAAAAGGCGATGGCACTAGCGGGTACTATGTAAGCCAAAACCTAACGGGATTCCCTACAGGGGCAAATACCGTGGGTTTGGTAGCGATGTTCACAGTAAAGACAGTACCAACAGTAATAACCTTTATAGCTAGTTATGGTCATAGTACAACTAATACGGGGTTTGGCGTATATGTTGGTGCAAATGGAAACATATTTATTTACACCAATGCAACGGATATCGACACAGGATATGCTGTAACGGCTAGCACAGATTACCTGCTGGAACTAAATTATAATGGTTCGGTATTCACTGTTTATAACTATGGAACACTAGTTTACACTTCTGGTGTCATAACTCTCAACATTGGCACAACATATAATTTCACGGTATTGCGCCATTCGCAAGTAGCATCATATTACAGTAATTTTACTATCCACTATATAGAAATTCGTAACGCCTTGCGGTCATCACAACAAATTGCCGATAATGCCGTAAAATTATTATTTCCTTGCAGATACACAGGGACGTTGGCGAGTTATCCAGTAGTGGCAGCGGGTGAAACAGCATATCATGAATATAAATTTGCCGAAGCCTCCGGCACTACTGTAGGAGATAGCGCTGGAACTTTAAGCGGAACAGCGACGGGAACGACTATAGTAGATTCGGAAATAGGTTTGGGTAAGGCAAGGAAATTCAATGCGGACGGAGACAAAATAGCGTGTGGTAATTTCGATTGGTCGGGATTATCGGAATGGACTATAATTTTTAGTTGCAATACTGCCAGTGTTAGTTCTGCAAGGCCGCTGTTATCAAATAGAATCACTGTTGGCGCACCAGGAACAAGCGGAACATGCGCTATACTACTTCCTGATGGAACTGTATCCCTAGATACATCGGTAGTCCAGAGGGTAACGAGTCCTCTACCTGTAGCTACCAACGTTTTTTGCTGTTTAACATACAAAGATGGGATTTGTTACGCATATGAAAATGCACTAACTATCTCGAAGGCAACAGCAGTAACAATGAGGGCTGGAGCAAACCCATTTTATATAGGGTTCGATCCTGGTTATACCAATACTTCTTATCGTGGACTGATGGAATATTTGCTCTTTATTCCCCGGCTTTTATCTCCTGCTGAAGTAGCGCCATACTACAATGCTTTAAAAAACACAGCCATAAAAGATATGCGCTCGATTCTACCATCCGATGCAATTAGCCTTGGAACAATCCAAACGGATTCAACAAAAGTCATAGGCTATAACACGGATTATAAAACCGGCAGACGCGAGGGAGCTGTGAGAGGAAATAGAAAGGTATTTCTAGGGTTCAAGTACTTTAGTGGCAATGCCGTTTTAAACTGGGAGAACCCCTTTGGTACAAGGAAGGTAAAAACGTATTATACATGGGCGCAGGATGCAAACGGGACAAATGAGTCGGAGGTAAACGCAAGGTTTAACGCTGCCCCTCAGTATTACGGGTTACAGAGCAGATGGGGTAGTGCTGGTAGAATCTCAGCAGAAACCATGACAAACGGTGTTGCAGTTTTCAATAACGTGTTTCAAGCATCTGGCTACATTGGATGCTACGCCGAACTTTTGGAGGATGATTAATTATGTGGGGGCAATTTAAAGAGTGCAATGGAGATATAAACGATCCAGAGAACTATATAGAAGGTAGTGCCGGAAGCCTGCCGCCATGGAGTGGATGGAAACACCCCGAAATATGGGCGGGAGAGGGCTGGCGCGACGATCTACCGGACAACTGGATACCACCGGAGCCGGTAAAGACGCTAACGATGCTTAAAGCGGAAAAGTGGGCAGAGATTAAAGCCGAGCGCGATAGACGGGAGCGCCTACCTTTGTCCTATTTAGGAAAGCTGTTCGACTTAGACAAAGAGTCCAGTGAGCGCCTACAGTGGGCGATTAATGCCGCAAGGTCTGCCGTGTCATTAGGCATAGAGTTTGTAACAGATTGGACGTGCTACGACAACACCGTAATCACTCTTGATGCTGAAGATATAATAGGTTTGCCTATTGCTGTAGCCCAGTATTCAGACGGGTTGCATCAAACAGCTAGGGGACTGCGAATAAAAATATTTGGGGATGGCACAACACCGGGAGCCGAAACAGTAGAAGAAATAGATGCTATAAAATGGCCTGAGTAGGGCCTATTTTTATTGGAGGCGGGAGAGATTGTATACAAGCACAGAGTATAAAATCATGTCAGTGGGGGCTGTTGCTGGTGCCTGGTTTGGAACAGCTATCGGCGGTGTAGACGAGCAGGTCATGGCTTTAGCGGTATTGTCAGGATTAGATTATTTAACCGGAATGTATGCAGCTTGGAAGAAAAAAGAAATAAGTTCGCGGGTTGGCTTTAAAGGGATTCTGAAAAAGATTGCTATCTTTGGAGCTATAATCCTGGCAAATCTATATGACACTGCAGCAGGTGTGCATTTCTTGCGGCCTGCTGCTTTTCTTGGGTTTGCTATCGTTGAATTATCAAGTTTACTAGAAAACTTTGATCGTATTGGATGGGGGGAATATATCCCCGTTTTTTTACGAGATAAGCTTGTACAAATAAGAGAGGAAAAGGGGGTAAAAATTCGATGAGTGGAAATGCACCTCCCAGTCGGTGGGAGATACCGTTAATTCTTGCAATGCTTGCATGGGGCTATATAAAATATAAAGCCGTCTCAGCGTGGCGGCGAATTACGGGGAGGAAACAATAATGACTGATGAACAATTAGCCTATGAGATAGCGCGGGGGATCGGTCAAACCGGAGTGGAGGGCAATTACGGAAGTGTGTCTTGCAGTACTTCCGGGGATTATCCCAGTATAGGCATTTCCCAGTGGGAAGGGATCGGCGGCAGAGGTGACAGCCTGCTGAATTGTATTAACGGTGGGGATTACTTTGCAGGCCGGACGTACTCAGGAATTCGGCGCAGTGGTGAACTAGAGGCGCTTGCCGAACTGCTTGCATCGCCACAAGGGCAGGAGGCACAAAACATCATACTGGCGCAGGATTGCCTTTCCTCATACGTTCCTGCACTGAAACAAGTACCTACGCTCGATGATAGTAGGTGCTTTATTTATGCCGGTATCTGGTGTCCGACCAGTCACAATGTTGTCAGGAGGTTTCTACAAAACCGCACAGACAAATACAATCTCAGGAGCCTAACTATGCTACGTTATCTATTCCGGGATCAATACTATATTGCGGCAGCAGTTGGCGCAGAGAATGCAGCCGGTTACGCCAATAGGGCAGAAAATACCTATCAGTATGCAGCCGGCCGAAATTTACAGGAATACGGGGTACTGCCATACGGCAGCGGCCCATTCGGGAGGTAAGGAGAATGGAAACTGCAAAAACATTTATCCGTAATAACTGGAAATACATTATCGGGGCTGTCGTGGTGGCAGTCCTGTTTTATTTTGCAAGGGCAGAATATCAGGAATGGAAGCAGCACATTAAAGATCAGGCGGCAAAGCCAGCAGTTATAGCACCTATACCGCAAATTATAAATACTAAGACCGAAACAATCCGGGAAGTAGCTGTCCAGGCTCCCAGCACTCCGGGGGCGGTATTGCAGTTTGTGGAGAAGCAAGGCAAGGTAATCGCTGTTGTAAATGGGCAAGAGGTGGAGGTGCCGAATATTACGGGACAGCCTGATATTAAACTTGGTGAAAACGGTGAGCTCCGGTTTTCAACAACGTCTACGGCCCGCATTGATGTAACTGATATGGCAAACGCCCAGGCGCGGCTTATTGCTAACCAGGAACTAGAGAAACAGGCTGCTGTGCATAAGAAAGAATTGGACAAAGAAAAATCCGCTCGTAAGCATGAGCGGATAAGATGGATTATTGGTACTGCTGCAGGTGGATACTTGCTTACCCGTTAACTACGGCCCCGGACTTCGGTCTGGGGATTTTTTATTTTATTGGTGGTTTGTTGGTGCCACTATTCTCGGCCCACGAAATATCCACTGCCATTGTTTTTATGCCCAAAGGATCACCTAAATCGGTGATTTTAATGTTGCGTACTGTAAGCTTCATTCTTTCGAGCTCTTCGCGAAGAGCGAGTTCGGTTTGAACATCATCTTTGATGCCATAAATTACACTATAGACTTTAACCTCGGTTTTACCGTTTTTTGTTGCTTTCTTCGCATCTTCCACAATAAGCGAAATGAAGTCCGAAATCGGCTCATAAATCGCATTCGTTGCCAAGCTCCGCAGGTGATCGGCAAAATTACCATTTGGATCATTCGAACGACCTAACAGATAATCGGTGGTTACTCCGAAAAAAGTAGCCAATTTTTCAATGTTTATTATAGAAGGTTCTCTATCACCGCTTTCATAATATTGAATCGATCGCTCGGCTACTCTCAGGTAGCTAGCTATAGTTTTATGGGATTCGCCCTTCTCTTCTCGAAGATCTTTAAGTCGTTTGTGAAATTTAGCCATGTGGACTCCCCCTCATGTTTTCCGAACAAATAGTTCGTTATTTTATTGAACATATATCTTTAACTCATGTTACTATATAACTAATAATTTTGCAAGGGGGTATTTCTATTTATTCCCGCTTTACAAAGCAGAACGTTTGTTCTAAAATAACCATACAAAACATATGTTCTTGTAAAGAGAGGTAGTAGGATGAGTAAAAAATTTATAGGAGTAATAGCTGAGCATGACCCGGAAGGCAGAGTAAAACCCTTATCTATAACATGGGAGGACGGGCGAGTATTTAGTGTAGATAAGGTATTAAATGTAAGAATGGCTGCATCTCTTAAAATGGGCGGGCAGGGTATGCGCTATAAATGTAGGATACACGGCAAAGAAGTTTATTTATTCTGCGATACGGGACAATGGTTTATAGAAAGTTGAAAGCACCGTCTTACTGAAGTGAACCCCTAAAATGGAAGATGAATGAAAAGACCTCTTATGGTAGGATTAAAATAACTACGAATAGGAGGTCTTACTATGTCCGGAAAGATGGGAATGAAAGCATACCCATATGAAATAAAAGAGCAGGCAGTGAGATTACATCTGGAATCTGGTCTAACAATTAAAGAAGTCAATCGTCGTTTGGCAATTGCTGATCCAGATCGTGTAAAAAAATGGTGTGCGACGTATCGAAAGGATGGCTTTGCTGGGCTCCAACCAAAGCCTAGGAGCCAGTATAGGAAGAAGGAATCAATCGCCAAAGAACCTCTAGAGGACGAGATTAAAAGACTTAGAATGGAAAATGAATTGCTGCG